AGGGGCTGGCGCCGGGGGCAACGCTCCGTCACCTGAGGTCATCCGTTCGGTCGCCGCCACACCTTGGCCGATCGGCCATTTCGCGGCGTGATCCGGTGTTCGGTGTCCGTTACGACACACGTTGGCGTGTCAGGTGTCCGACACTCTTACAAAACTTGGCATCCTCTTGCCCTCAAGATCGGAACGCTCCGTGATATCGGGACATAGCGACGCGCCGAAGACGCCTCTGACCCTTGGCCCGCGTCCACTGTGGACAGTACGCCTGCGGCCTGACCTGGGGTCTGTATAGGAATACAACACACACGCTGGCGTGTATCGTTGTGGGTATGACGCGCATCGACCTCCCCAGCATCGACACCCCGACCGGCACCCTGGACGTCTACACCTGCCGAGACGGCATTGAGCTCTACATCCAGCCGGACGGCGACGCCGAAAGCGTTGACCTGGTCCTCACCCGCGAGCAGGCCGCCGCGCTGATCGCACGCCTCGCCGCCGCCCTCGCCGAAAGCGCGTAACCGCGAGGCCCCCCGTCACGCGGCGACAGTCGCCGGCACATCCACGACCGGCCGTGCCGCTTCCGCCCCGCACCGGGCACAACTGGCCGACGCCCACACCAGGCGCCGCCCGCGGGTGATGGGTTGCCCGTGGGCTTGTCCTCCGCAGTCGCAGTGTCCGACGGGGAGGTGGAGGATGAGTTGGGCGTTCCAGAGGTTGAGGTTGATTTGGCCGTCGGTGAGGACGCCTCGGCTGTAGCGGATTGCCATGGTGCCCCCCTCCGTGCAGAGTTGAGTGTGGTTGTGTCAAGTTCAGGGTGACACATGTCGCGGGGCGGGGCAATGCGGATCGAACGGGCGCCGAGGGCGACGGGTGTCCGGTTGGTGCGGCGCTGTCCGTCCGGGCACGATACGCAACTATGGCGATCTATTCCACCCATTCACGTTGACCACTACCGAGCTTGATCGAAACCAGATAATGCCGATTATGTGGCGGCGCGGCGCCTCGGAAAGCCCAAACAGGCCCGTATCCTCACCAACCATGGACACCCCTCCCGCAACCGACATCGCGACAATCGTCTCCGGCGAAATCGTCGCCGGCCGCAAGGACACCAGCCTCGCCGGCATCACCGCCGCGTGGCTGTGGACCTACCGCGAATCGGCGCACACCCGCGCCGCCTACCAACGCGACATCACGGCCTGGGTGCACTGGTGCGCGGAGCGCGACCTGGATGTCCTCGCCGTCGAACGGCGAGACGTCGACGCGTACGCCGCGTTCCTCGCGAACACCCCCAACCCCCACACCGGCCGGCCCCTCGCCCCGGCGAGCCTCGCCCGCCGCCTGTCCGCGATCGCCTCCTGGTACGGGTACCTCCTCGACGCGAAACAGGTCACCGCCAATCCCTGCGTCCGCGTCCGCCGCCCGAAGATCGACAAGGACATGACCACCACCGTGGGAATGTCCGCGATCGAAGCGATCGCGCTGCGGTCCGTCGCCGGATCCGACACCCGCCTCTCATCGGCGTGCGGGGTCGCGCTCGCCGCGTTCCTCCTCGACCTCGGCGCCCGGGTCTCCGAGGTGTGCCGCGCGGACATCGCCGACCTCGGCCACGACAGCGGCCACCGTACGGTGCGCCTACGCATGAAGGGCGGGAAGTCCCGCATCCGCGCGGTCCCCCCAGCGCTGAATACCGCCCTCGCCGCCTACCTGGGCGACCGAACGGAAGGGACGATCTTCCTGAACCGTGACGGCCAGCGGATCAACCGGGACGAGGTTGCCGGGTTCGTAACGCGCTGCGCGCGGGCAGCCGGGCTGGCCGGCTGGGAGAAAATCACCCCGCACAGCTTCCGCCACGCGTGGGCGACGATCGCCCGGGAACGGGGCGCCTCGCTGGAGGAGCGCCAGTACGCGCTCGGGCACGCCGACCCGCGCACCACCCAGCGGTACGACCGGGCCCGGGCGTCGTTGGACCGTGACCCGTCGTACCTAGTGGCTGCCGCCACCTCCGGGTGACGGCACCCCGCGCCGGGGACCGTTCCTGTCGTACCCCGGCGGTACAGTTCACGGCGATGGGGAAGTGATATCGCCGAACCGGGTGTGGGGCCTGCCGCTGGCACCCGGCGTACCGAACCACCTGACCGTCGCCGTATCCGGGGAAGCGCCTCCGGACTGACGCCGGCCGGGCCACTAGGGAAAGCTCGACGATCGGCAGGCAGCTCCCATCTCCAGCGCGGGACAACCGTCCGAGCCCGCGTGACGTGGAGGACGGCTCTGCGCGTAGCCCCGGCCCGGCGGATTCGGAACAAGCCGGGGCTACGGCATATCTATATACGCGGGCCACCTGGTGAGGGTCCGGGTCCCCCTTCCGAACCAGCCAAGCTAACCGGTGGGTACGACATCCGCCACGCCGGCAGGCTGATGGTCACCTGGATCGTGTAGTACGTCGTGAATGGAAACGGCGGGGCCGCCGTCGTGTTGGGCATCGGCCAGACGATCGGCGGCGGGGTCGCGGCGGTTGACGGCCACGCGACCGTCTCGCCGCGCTGCAGCCGCTCGTTCAGTGCGCGGTGTTCCTCGCAGCGCGGGCAGTCGAGCCCCGAGCACCAGGTGACCGAGCCGTTCGCACCGTTCACAACCTCATGGGACATGCCGCCGACCTTACGCTGACATGGTGATCCACAAACGGCTCCCCGTGCGGCGTGGGATCGCCGGATATGCATATCGCCGTAGGAGAATGAGATGCCCCGGCAGCGTTCCCGCGCCCCGGGGCCGACCGATCCACCCTTCTGGAAAGGGACCGATGTGGTCCACATTAACCATGCCGATGTGCTCGGCTGCGGCGCGTTCAACGCCGACATGCCGGATCGAGACCGAGGTCTCGCGGAACTCTTGGACACGCTGGCAGATGACCCAGCCAAGCGGGAGATCTCGATCGTCGCCATGCAGGCGGCGAGCATCGGATTTGACCTTGCGGACGAAGCGGCCTTCAACATCGTTGTAGCGACCGGCCGTCGTTGGCACGAAGCCGGCGAGGAGATGCGAGTGCTCCTCTTTCCTACCCGAACTGCGGAGCCGAGGACTGCACAGGTCCAGCCGGAGCGCGGTCACGCGCCCATCGTCTACTACATGCGCCTCGGGGACATCGTAAAGATAGGCACCACGACGAACGTCGCGAAGCGGGCAGGCAGCATCAATCCGGAAGGCGTGATGGCCGTCGAGTTCGGCGCCGTGGATGTCGAGCGGGCTCGCCACAACCAGTTCATCGATCTTCACCTACATGGCGAATGGTTCCGGCTGGACGCCACCCTGGGCTCGCACGTCATTGAGGTGCGAGCCGCCTTCGAGGCTGCGACAGGAGAGACGACCGAGGCCTGGCTCGCCCGAATGCGGACCCCCGGTGCCGAGCGCGGCAAACGGCGGAAGCCCGTGCGGAGCTAACATCGTGCACATGATTCACCACCCGATCAGCAGCGAGGAGTCGCTGGTGGATCGGGAACTCCTTGCTGCGGTTCTCGGCCTGTCGGTGGCGTCGATCCGGCGTCACTGCGAGCCGATCGCCTGCGACGTTGAAACCCATCGCGTGCTCTACGCGTGCAACATTCGGGATCCCCGCGGCGCGTCGGAGGCCCTCCGTGACGTGGCACCACGACAGAAGAGGACGAAGCACGGGCGTGTCTCGCCCGTCGCTGCTTGACTTGTGGCCTTAGAGCACCCAAGATGCGGCTAGACCAGTATGCCCACCGACCAGTTTCGGTGGGCGGTTTGCTGTTTTCAGGGACTGGTTCGGGTCGCCGCGCGTTGAGCCTCGACCTCCCCAGGCGGCCTCCCTGCTTGCTGGCGACCCGAACCTCAATTCCCCCCCCCGCGGCCCCCAAGAGTTGCGCCTGTTCTGAGTCTTCCGTCCTGTTGGCCGCTTTCGAGGGGTGAGCGCCAACCCAGGGACGGCAGGGGTTGGGAAGGGAACCCGCGCTTCGGCGTGGCCGCGTCCCCTTCCTGGCGTGGTGCCCGGCCGGCGGCTAGGGCACCCGCCCCACCCCCCTCCTTCACGACCCAACCCAGTGCAACCAGGGGTGTGGCGTGCACCTACTAGCCGCAGCCGCCAACTGGTTCAAACACTGTGGGGCCTACCCGCCCTGTACGTGCACCACCGCCGACTCAAGGCCCACCACCGCAGGCTGATCGACGAACTCCGCGCCGACCTGCTCGGCGACGAACCCGACGAATGAAGCGCGCATTTCCCGGCTTCCCGCCCCACCGGGTGGGCAGTTTTCCCACCCTCCACCGGCAAAGGAGTAAGCCATGGGAGCCCCCGCGGGTCTTTACAATCTAATCCGGTCCAGCGTCGCCACCAGCACCGCGATCACCGTCAACCAGGTGCTCGTACCGGCTGCCGCCTCGGCGGAGTTTACCCGCGCTTGGTGCAACCAGGACTCGGTCACCACGACCAACCAGACCCGCATCCAGCTGAACCAGAACTCCACCGCGTGCACCGTGACCAGCCAGACGCCGTTCCCGGCGCAGAAGTCGATGCAGGCGTCGAAGTGTGTCGGCGGTACCTCGGCGACCGGTATCACGGCGACGATCGAGGGCACCGTGACGGGCACCTGGTGGCAGGAAGGATTCAACATCGTCAACGGCATCCTCTATCTTCCGGTGCCGGAGGCCCGCTGGATCCTCGTCGGCCAGGCGTCCGGCTTCGCCGCGCTGAAGTTCCCCGGCGCCCCGGCCAGCGCGTCCTATACGACCGCTTTGGAGTGGTTGGAAAGTGCGGGGTGAGGTTGGCTAGCGAACGTGCTAAGTTCGCGGCCCTGAACGCGGTGGACGGCAAGCAGTGACGACTCCGGTGCCGGAGCTTGAGGTCCACCGCAACTGGTGCATCGAAGAGCCGGACGTGCTACTCGACCGGGTCCGGCAGTCATTCACCTACGGACCCGGCGAGAACCGTGCCACCGGCCAGTTCTACGCGGCCGGTGAGCAGAAGTGGGTACCGGCGCTTGCGGTCCGCGGCCCCGAACTGCTCGACGACCTGGCAGTACGGTTCGGCCGATTCACGATCGTTCACTTCCAGGCGTACCGCAACGGCTCCGGCTGTGACTGGCACGCCGACGACCCGTTCGACGCGGCGGCTGTCCTTTCCCTCGGGGTGACCCGCACCTTCGGGATCCGCCGGCCCGGCGTGGACCCGCAGTGGATCCCTGTACGCCACGGAGATCTGGTGTTCATGCCATCGGGTTTCCAGCAGGCTTGGCAGCACTGCGTGCCCGTAGAAGACATTCCCGGTGAGCGCTGCTCGCTGGTGTTCCGAACAGTGAGGAGATAACCCGGTGAGCAACGCGATCGTGTCCACCGCCGCCCGGGTCACCCTGCCCGACGGCCGCCTCGCCGCCACCATCGACGAGGTACCGGTCGGCGGTGGCACGCAGGTCAAGACCGTTGACGGGGAGAAGGTCGAGACCGTCCACGACTCGTCGAAGGTGTACCACCTTCGGCTGATCAGTCTCGACCGGTCTGTACCGGACGAGCTGCGCGAGTTCAGCGACTACGACGAGGCAGTGGCGGCCGGCGTTGCGTACGCCGACCGGCTCGAGCAGTCCGCCGCGCAGGCCCTGGCCGACCTGAAGGCGTGAGCCTGCGGTGCCGAACTTCGCCGGTGCGGTGCTGCTGAAACCGCCGGAGACCAAGCAGTCGTACGAGCGTAAGCAGCTCACAAACCTGATCCGGGTCGGCGGGAAACTCGCCGTCCTCGGCGTGGAGGACGGCCGCCGCGCGATGGGCTGGTGGCATGTCGTGCGGCCGGGCACGTTCAACACACCGATAAGTAACTCGTGGGGGCCGGATCAGCAGGGCGACAACCTGGTGTACGGCAAGTCCCTGTGCGGCAAGACGAACATCATAAGCAACGGCTACCCGGCGGATTGGCGCCCACCGAAGGGCACACTTTGCCCGGCCTGCTCCGAACTGCTCTGAACAGGAGACTCTGCCCGTGGGAACTGTCATCCTGCCCACCTCGCCGTGGACGTTCTACGCCGTGTCCTCCGACGACGGCTTGGGCACCCTGTGGCTCGCGTTCACCGTCACGTTCACGGGCACGTGGGCGCCAGCCACGGCCCTGACCGGTGGCCAGGTGTTCCGCGCCGCGGCGTCGTCGTACACGCGGGTGGCGATCGGTCCGCTCAACACCGACGGGTCCATCCCGACCGGCACGAAGGTTGTGACGGTGCCGCTGGGAACGACCAACTTCACCGCCAATCAACTGCACGCCGCTGGACTGAATACGGTCGCTGACATCACCGGGGCGCCGCAGATCACCGCCCTGCCCTGACCCACCGGCGCGGGGGGTCTGAGCGGTGACGATCAGTGAGGACACCGCCAATCAGCCTTCCCCGGTCCATATCACCACCACCTCGGGCACGACCGGGTCGTTCAGCCCGCAGGCGGCCACGCTGCTGGTGGCGATGCTGGTCGGTGACGGCCCGGTCACCGCCGCCGAGACGGGATCCGTTTCCGACTCCGGCAGCCACACCTGGACCCGGCTCGTCCAGTCCAACACGCACGCGTCGGGTGTCAACGCCATCGGCGGGTTCTGCGAAGTCTGGGTCACCTACCTCAGCTCGGCCCCCGGGTCGATCACGGTCACCGGGTCGTGGACGCCCACCAGCGGCGCGGCCGCCGGTAACCTCGTCGTCCGGTCGCTACTCGGCGCGGCATCAACCCAAACCGGGGTTACGGCCACCGCCGCGAACAACGGGTCGAACACGATCAACCCGACGGTGACGCTGACCCCCACCCAGGTCGGGTCATGGGTGTACGGGTGCGCGCTGGACTACACCACCAACTCGACGCTGACGGCCAATGGCAGCACGACCAGCATCGACCAGTTCAACGACTCCACCAACGGGGACACCTGGGCGACGTTCAAAGGCGCGGCGGCCACCACCACCCTCACATCAACGACGTTCGGATACACGAACGCCGCCGCCGCCTACCAGTTGGCGGCCGTTGAGATCCTGCCCGCCGCGACATCAATCCCGTGGAACCCGCAGCGCACCACCCTGCCCACCGACCCGGGCACGTCGTGGTGGATCCAGCGGGACCGCCGCGACGCGAACACCGTCGCCACCCCGGCGAATCCGCTGCCCTCACCCCTGGACACGGCGTGGCAAGCCGACGCGAACTACTGGCACCTGTACGCAGACGCGGGCAACACCGGTGGCCGGTCGTGGATGCCGCAGCAGCGGCCCTATATCTCCGATCCGAGCCTGCTCGCCGGCAACCCCGCTGATCCGCTGCTCGTGGCCGGCGGGGTGGGCGGCGACACGTGGCGTCGGTACGCGGTGCCCGACTACACCGACCGCCGCCTGGTCCCCGCGCAGCGACCGTACGTCTCCGACCCGAACCTCCTGACCACCGCCCTGCTGGAAAACGAACTGCTCGGTGGTGCGGACGATCTCGCCCGGCACCGACACGCCGGCGTGTATACAGATCGCCGATTCGTTCCTCAGCAGCGCGCGTACGTGTCTGACCCGAACCTGTTGGCAACGGCGTTGCTTGAAGGGCCGCTCCTTGGTGGGGCCGATGACCTCACCCGGCATCGGGCGGCAGCCGAGTATATTGATCAGCGCCTCGTTCCTCGGCAGCGCCTGTACATCTCCGATCCGCTGCTCCTGACAACCGCCCTGCTTGAGTCTCCACTCCTGGGCGGCGCGGACGACCTGGCCCGGCACGCGAACACGTCTGTGTACCTGGATCGCAGGTTGGTCCCGCAGCAGCGTCCGTACGTGTCGGATCCGTCTCTCCTCGCGACGGCCCTGCTCGAGTCGCCGCTTCTCGGTGGTGCGGATGATCTGACTCGCCACGCGAACGTGTCGACCTACCTCGACCGGCGCTTGGTGCCCCAGCAACGGCCGTACGTGTCGGACCCGCTGCTGTTGACGACGGCTCTGCTGGAGTCGCCTCTGTTGGGTGGGTTCGACGACACCGCGCGGCACCAGTCCGCAGCCGAGCAAGTTGACCGGCGTGAGGTGCCGCAGCAGCGGATCTACATTTCCCCACCCGGCCTGTTGGACACCGCCGAGCTGGAGAACGAACTGCTCGGCGGGGCGACGACCGGGCTGCGCTCAGCCACCCCCGCCACCCACGCAGACCGCCGCCTCGTACCGCAGCAGCGCGCCTACATCTCCACGGTGGGCCTGCTGGACACGGCCCTGTTGGAGTCGCCCCTGCTGGGTGAGGCCACCACCCCGCTGCGCCGGGGCGCGGCGGTCACGAACCCCGCCGTGTGGTGGATGCCGCACCAGCCCACCTTCCCGGGGCCGCTCGACCAGGCCCTCCTCGAAACCCCGCTGCTGGGTGCGGCGGAGGACCTGCGTCGCCGGCAGACCGGCGCATACCAGGACCGCCGCCTCGTTCCCGACCAGCGGCTCTACATCAGCGGGGTTGGCCAACTCGACACCGCCCTCCTCGAGTCGCCCCTACTCGGGCAGGCCACGATCAGCACCCAGTACCTGGTGCCGGCCACCCACAGCCCACGCTGGTGGATGCCGCAGCAACCCGCCCGGCAAACGTGGTACTTCGACGCCGGCCCGGGGACACCACCCCTCACCCTCGCCTGGGGTGCGGACGGAAACCTCGTCCTCCTGTACAACACCGCCGGGTGGCAGCCTGACCGGCGCCTCGTTCCGCAGCAGCGGTCCTATATCAGCGACCCGTCGTTCTACCCGGTCGTCGCCCCCATCGACCCGCTGACCGTGGCGTGGGGTGCGGGCGGCCCCTACTGGCACCTGTACAACACGGCCGCCGACCAGATTGACCGGAGGCTGGTTCCGCAGCAACGGGCGTACATTTCCGACCCCACCCTCCTCAGCACCGCCCTGCTGGAAGGTGTTCTCCTCGGCGGGGCGGACGACCGCCCCCGCCGGTGGCTGACCGCCGCCACCCACACAGACCGGCGGCAGGTGCCGCAGCAACGCACCAACATCGATCCGCTGCTCCTGACAACCGCCCTGTTGGAAAGCCCCTTACTCGGCGCGGCGGATGACCTGGCCCGGCACGCGCTGCTCTCGGCGTACCTGGACCGGCGGCTTGTTCCTGCCCAGCGCGCCTACATCTCCCCGCCGGGGCTGCTCGACACCGCGTTGCTCGAAACCCCGCTCCTCGGCGGCGCGGACGATCTGCAACGCCGGTTCCTGACCGCGGTCGAGCTCGCCGACCGGAGGCTGGTTCCGCAGCAGCGCGTCTACTTCGACCCGAGCCTGTTGGCGACCGCGCTTCTGGAGTCGCCCCTGCTTGGGGGTGCCACCACCTGGACCCGCCACGGACCGGCCACCCACACAGACAGGCGCGCCGTACCGCAGCAGCGGCCCTATGTCAGCAACCCGGACCTGCTCGCCACGGCCCTCCTCGAATCCCCGCTCCTCGGGGCGGTAGACAGTCTGCTGCGTCACGCCACCTGGTTCACCAACCCACCCGCCGGTGGTCAGCAGGCCGCCCGCTACGACCAGGCCCCGTTCACCCCGCCCACCAACCCGGCGGATCCGCTGCTGGTCTCCGGTGGTGTGGGTGGCGACACGTGGCGCCGCTACCAGCTGCCCGGGTACGGGTGGCGCCCCCTGCTGCTCATCCAGCAGCGCACCCCCACCGCATCCCAGGGCACCATCCGGGACCTGATCCTCGTCCTCGGCCAACCCGCCGGGAAGTGGCAGATCGGTGGCGTCACCCGCTCGGTGTGGCAGGTCAGCGACGCGATCGCCAAATGGACGATCGGGGAGGTCTGAGTTGCTGACCATCGCCGCCGCGTCCCTGGAGTACGTGCGGGTACCAGTCACCGCCACCGCCGCTGGCCTACCCGTGGACCCAACCAGCGACTCGGTGGCGATGGCGTTCATGCCGAACCCCACCACCCAACCCGGGTCGGGGGACTGGCACACCGCCTCGTGGGACACGGGCACCTTCGGCGGCAGGTACATCGCCCAGTGCCTCATCGGCCCGGGTGGGGGTGTGCAACTGAACCCGGCCACCTGGTGGGTATGGGTGAAGATCGTCGACAGCCCCGAAGTACCCGTCCGGGCCGCCGGCACCCTCCAAATCATCTGACCCCGAAGTTACCCACGGGTTCGGGTCTCGCGTTTATCGGGCTCAAGACCACTTTCCGATCATGCAACAGTCGAACGTGACCCCCCAAGGAACGTGAACCATGGCCAGGCCAACCAAAGCCCAACGGGTCACCATCGTGCAGCGCCGCGCCGCGGCCGTGACCATGCGGCAGCAAGGCGCGGACTGGCAGACCATCGCCGACAAGCTTGGCTACAAGACGCGCGGCGCCGCCTGCCAGGACGTGAACCGCGCACTCGAGCAGGCCGTCGCCGAACAGGCCACCAGCGTCGAAGCCCTCCGCCAGCAGGAACTGAACCGCCTCGACGAACTGTGGGCCGACGCGTACGCCATCCTGAAGCGACGGCACCTGACCGTCAACCAGGGCAGGGTCATCCTCGACCCTGACACGGGGGAGAAACTCCGCGACGATGCTCCCCGCCTTCAAGCCATCGACCGCCTGTTGAAGATCCAGGAGAGGCGGGCGAAGTACCTCGGGCTCGACGCCCCCACGAAGGTGGAGGCGATCACCATTGACGCGATCGATGCTGAGATCGCCCGCCTCGTCGCCGAGCTTGACGGCGCTGAAGCTGGCGAAGCTGAAGGAGCTGAGGCACCTTCAAGCTGAGGTTGCGCAGCGCCGCCAGCTGACCTCAACCCGGACGTGGCCCAGCCCCGGCGACCTCGCACGGGCGTTGACCCCCACAACCATCCAAACCCCAGCCCTCGATGTTGTTGACGACGCCATCCGGTGGGCGTACACCACCAAGGCCGCACGGCTGATCGTGTCGCTGCCCCCGCAGGAGGGAAAGAGCGAAAGGGTCACCAAGACCGGTTCGCTGTGGGCACTGATCAGGGACCCCCAGCTGCGGATCGGTATCGTCTCGTACGCCCAGTCGCTGGCTGAGGGCTTCGGCCGGGACATCCGCAACTGGGTCACCACCTACAACGGTGACGACGGATCCCTCGACCTCGGGTTGCGCATTGCCCGGGACAACGGGTCGGCCCGCCGGTGGCAGTTGTCCGGCCACCGCGGCGGGGTCATCTGCGTCGGCATCGGATCGGGTCTGACGGGCCGCCCGCTTGACGCGCTGGTCATCGACGATCCGTTCGCTGACCGGATCCAGGCCGCGTCCGCCTACTACCGGGACCGGGTGTGGGACTGGTGGCGGGCGGTCGGATCCACCCGCCTCGCCCCCGGCGCCCCGGTGATCGTGATCCTGACCCGGTGGCATGAGGACGACCTCGCCGGCCGGCTGGTCGCGGCGGAGGACGGGGACCGGTGGCGGGTCGTCAACATTCCCGCCCTCGCCGATCACGATCCGGCGAAAGGCCAAACCGACCCGTTGGGTCGGCAACCCGGCGAGTGGTTGCAGTCCGCGCGGGGCCGCAGCGTCGCCGAGTGGGAAGCGATCCGCATCCAGGCCGGTGTTCGGGTGTTCACCGCCCTGTACCAGGGCCGGCCGTCACCGGACGCGGGGAATGTGTGGCAGCGTCAGTGGTGGCGCCGCTACTCGGTGCCCCTGTGGTCGCAGCACCCGACTATCCCCGACGCGTACCGGGTCGACGAGTACGACGAGATGGTCATGTCGTGGGACATGGCGTTCAAGGACACGAAGTCGTCGGACTATGTTGTTGGCCAGGTGTGGTGCCGCCGCGGCGCGAACGTGTACCTGCTTGACCAGGTGCACAAGCGGCTGTCGTTCACCGACACCCTCGTCGCGTTCAAGGCGCTGGTGGCCCGGTGGCCGCAGGCCACCGGGAAGTACGTGGAAGACAAAGCCAACGGCACCGCGATCATTGACACCCTGAAGTCGAAGATTCCCGGCATCGTTGCCCTGTCCCCCACGGAAAGCAAGTACGCGCGGGCGAATGCGGTCGCACCGGTCGTGGAAGCCGGCAACGTGTTTCTGCCTGAGGCGGAGATCGCCCTGTTCGATCCTGAGGAACTGGTCACCGAAGCGGCGGACTTCCCGAACGGCGCCCACGACGACCAGGTTGACGCGACAAGTCAGGCGTTGGCGCAGATGCTGCTCGACGGCACCGGGGCGCAGGCGTGGATCGACTACGTGCGCCGCAAGGCGCAGACGGTGACCGCAACCGTTCCCGACCCGGCCGCTGCGCCCTCACCTGAACCGCACGCCCCGGCTGGGGAGGCGCCACCCGAAGACCCCGCCACCGCCCGTAAACGTGCCCGGGACGCCGCTTTCCGGGAGCAGCAGCAGCGCCGATAGTGGGGGTGCCGTCCCGCATGGGTGTCCGCTCCCGCCTCGCCGACCTCGGCACCGTACTGGTCAAGCGGTTCGGGCAGAACAAGCCCACCGACGTCGCCGCGGGTGAAACCGCCGCGGGGATGGATGTCACCCGCCCGTTCTCCCCGGGCGAGCCGATCGGCCCGTACGACGGGTACTCCCGCACTCCCCGGTCCCGGGACTTCGTCCCGGGCTACAACATTGCGGCCCGCCCCCGCAGCCACGAACGGGTCGCCTTCGAAACCCTAAAAGGCCTCGTCGAAGCGTACGACGTGGCGCAAACCTGCATCTGGCACCGCATCGACTCGATCCGGGCACTGGAATGGTCCCTGGTTCCGGTGCGCGGGTTCTCCGGCGACGCGGACACGGCCATCGACCGGGGCATGGCAGCCCTGGAAAAGCCGGACCGGAAAACCCCATTCCCGAACTGGTTGGCGAAGTGGCTGTACGACGTGTTGGCCTACGACGCCGGCACCTTGTACCGGATGCGCAACCGGGGCGGCCGGCCCATCGGGCTGAAGGTCGTGGACGGCACCCTCGTCGCGCCGCTGCTCGACTACTGGGGTGACTCCCCCGAACCGCCCGCCGAGGCGTACGTGCAGTACGTGCACGGCCTGCCGTGGAACTGGCTGACCCGCGACGACCTCGTGTACGAGCCGTTCCGGCCGGTCGCGAACAGCCCCTACGGCCGCGCCCCGCTCGAGTCGGTGCTGCTGAACGCGAACACGGACCTGCGGTTCCAGGCCTACTTCCTGCAACGGTTCACCGAGGGCAACATTCCTGAGGCGTTCGCGTCGGCCCCGGAAACCTGGTCACCGAACCAGATTGAGCAGTTCCAGGAGTACTGGGACGCGTTCATGCTCGGCGACCAGTCGGTAAAGCATCAGATCCGGTGGATTCCCGGCGGGTCGAGCATCGCGTGGAGTAACGAGAAGGACTTCCAGGACCACTTCTCCCTGTTCTTGATGCGTAAGACCTGCGCGGCTTTTCATGTGGTGCCCGCCGACCTGGGGTTCACCGAGAGCGTCAACCGGTCCTCCGGCGAGACGCAGGCCGACGTTCAGCACCGCGTCGGGGACCTGCCCCTCATCGCCCACATCCAAGGCATCCTCACCACCTTCCTCCGCAAGGACCTGGGCCTTCCGCTGCAGTTCCTGTTCGACACCGGGCAGGAAAAGGACGACCGGTTGGCGCAGGCCCAGGCGTGGGAGATTTACATCTCCTCCGGCATGGCGTCCCCGGACGAGGGCCGGGAGAAGCTCCTCGGCCTGCCCGGGGATCCGCAGCGCCCCACGCCCCGCTTCTACGCCACGAACCGGTTGGGCCCGGTGCCGCTCCTGTCGATCCAGGGCGTGTCAGGCAAGGTCGATTCGGAAACGTTCGGCCCCGCCCCGGACCAGCCGGTCCTGTACCAGCCGTTCGTCGCCGCACCCGGTGTGGTTCCCGCCGCTGGTACGACCGACGCGAAAGCGTCCCTCGCCGCGGAGGACGCCTATCAGCTTCAGGTCCGTGACCAGTTGGAAGGCCAAACCGCGCAGCCGGGTCCGGTCGCGAAAGACGGCACCCCCACGGTGGGCGTGACTGCGGAAACGGGCATCGTCAGCTACGACCTGAACGGCCGCAGCGGCAGCGCCGGGCGGCACCGAGCGCCCGACGACGAAGACGACCCGGACGAGGCGCAGCGCGCCGAACTGGTAAAGCGGGAACTCGCCGCGTTCCGCAACTTCCGCGCCGCCCGCCGCCGCAGCGGCGCGTGGCGGGACTTCACGTTCGTGCACACCGACCCGGTCACCGGGCATCGCCTCAACGACGCCGGCCGCCTCGCTGTGCGTAAGGCCGCCGGGCAGGTCGCCGTGGCCGGGCTAGCGGTACGCGCCGCAGACACCGGCCGCGTGCTGATGCTGCAACGCGCCCTGGACGACGACGACCCGGCCGGCGGCACTCTCGAGTTCCCCGGCGGCCACATCGAAGAGGGCGAGACACCGTTGCGCGCGGCGTGGCGGGAGTGGAGCGAGGAGACGGGTTGCATACCCCCGCCGGGCGAGTGTACCGGCGAGTGGACCAGCTCCAACGACATCTATCAGGGCATCGTCTGGACCGTCACCAACGAGGCGTGCGTGCCGGTACGCGGCGACGCCCAGGTCGGTAACCCAGACGACCCCGATGGCGACTGCGTCGAAGCGGTCATGTGGGTCGATCCCGATCACCTCGTCGACAACCCAATGGTCCGACCGGAACTCGCCGCAGATCTGGTACTGGTCCTCACCGCACTTGGTGGGGACCCGCCCGGCGAACTGGTGAAAGCGGGTGGTGGCCCAAAAGACCCGGCCCCGGCCCCCGACTGGCCGGGGTGGGAATGGGACCAGCAGGTCGCTGACCACTGGGCACCCCTGATCGCCGACGCCACCGGCAGCGCCCTGACCGAACAGCGCGCCGCGCAGGTGGTGGCCGCCTACCAGTCCACCGACCAGCCCAGCGACGACACCAGCCGGGACGCGGCGGTCGCCACCGTGGCGCTGTGGCTGGCCAGGCAGGACATCACCGCCACACCACAACTCACCCAGACCCTGACCGGGTTGTACGCCGACGCGTACCTCATCGGCGCCGCGTCCGCCAGCGCACTGCTTGATGGGGGGAAACCGGACCTGGGTGGGTGGCGGCCCGGTGACACCGCCACCACCCAGGACCGCTTGGCCCAGCTCGACGGCACACCGGGACTGGCGGACCTGCTCGACACCGCACCCGACATGGCCGCCGGCATCCTGGACACCCGCACCGAAGCGGCCGCCCGGGTACTGCTCGACGGCACCGCCGCCGGGGACAGCACCGCCAACATGACCGCTGGCCTCCTCGCCGCGTTCAGCAACATCGGGGGCGCCCGAACCGTCGCGGTCACCGAAGTGGTCGCCGCCTCAAGTGTCGCGTCGATGGCCCTGTACGTAGCGCGGGGTGTGGAGTGGGGCCGCTGGGTCACCGACCCGTCCGGCAACGTGTGCGCCCTGTGCATCGCGAACGCCGATGCGGGGCCGGTGCGGATCGGGGACGCATACCCGTCCGGGCACTCCGAAAGCCCAGCCCACCCTCACTGCCGGTGCGAAGTGGTTCCCGCCGGCACCCGAACCGCGGGCGGCTTCGGCGGTGCAGCCGCCGCTGTGGACGACGAGGAAGCGGCCGCGACCGAGTCCGAAGCCGAGGCGGGCGCCGCTGAAGCCGTCGCCACCACTGAAGCGTCCCTCGAGTCCAGCGTCGCCACCGGCGTCACCGACCGGGAAGTCCTCGGCGGTGGGGTGTCCGCCGAAACTAGCCTCGTCACGTTCGCCGACGGCACCCGGGCTGTGGAGAAAGTCGCCAGGTCGTACGCGGAGCGGGAACCCGACGAGGCCACCGACGCGGAAACCCTCGCCGCGAAACTCGGCCGCGCGATCGGTGTGCAGGTACCCGACGCGGTGCGCACCGCCGACAACACCGTGTACCTCGCCTACGTGGCCGACGCCGAAACGGGCATGGAGAAAGCCCTCACCGACCGGGCCCTCGCCGAGCTCGCTGACACCACCGCCGGCCGGCAGTTGGGCCTGTTCGACCTGCTCACCCAGAACACTGACCGCAACACCGGCAACTGGCTGGTTGACGGTGGTGGCGGCCTGTGGGGCATTGACCACGGGTGGGCGTTCAACGAGTTCTCCACCACCGAGGGCATGCAGATCGTCACCGGGCGGAACCCGTTCGCGGGTGGCCTACTCCAGATGAATGACGCCGGCGAGGTCACAGGTGGTTCCGGCGGGTTCTCCCTCGTCGACCTCGACCACCTCCGCACCGCCCTCACCGGTCTTCAAGGCGACTTCACCAGCCTGGGCCGGGAAAGCTGGTACCAGCAGACCCTCGACCGGTTGGACTGGTTGGCGCAGCACGCCACGGGCGATGGGACACTGTTCGGATGAGCGAGCTGGTCGTCACGTCAGTGCGTACCGGTGCCGAACTGGATCGGGTCAGTCTGGTCGACGGGAAACTCGTCTACGCCACCGGCGATGCCCGGGACATTCTTGAGGCGCTGCGGCGTAGCCGGCCGGGTCTCACCGATGAGCGGCTGTTCGAGCTGCGCTCCGACTGGTCGAACGGGTACATCACCATCAAGCCCGCCGAGTAGGAACCCAACCCGACGGAATCTGTTTGCAGGGCAAGGGGTGTGATGGCTCATGCCCGAGGAGCAGCGGTTCCTGCTTGGAATTGCGTACCAAGCTGGGCCGGACCCGCGCATCCGACGCGGCGCCGACGGAGGGCGCGACTACTTTGAGCCGGCCGAGCTTGAGAAAGCGTGCCACAGCTTCCTCCGCAACGGTCCCCGCGTGGGTCTGTTTCATGTGGACGGTACGGACGGCGAGGCAACCGCCACGGTGGTCGAGTCATACATCTACCGCAACGACGAACCGTGGGTCGTCGCCGAGGACCTCGTAGTCCGAAAAGGCGATTGGGTAGTCGGTGCCATCCTCAGCCCGAAAGCCTGGCAGCTGTACAAGTCCGGTCGGATCTCGGGATGGAGCCCGCAGGGCACGGCGAAACGCCGACGAGTCGTCCCCGTCAACTCCGAGAGTGAGTCGTGATGACCGCGCCTGTTGAGGACGACGAACTGACGGCCCTGGTGGACCCGGACATCCCTCGCGTAGACCTAGTCGATAAGGGTGCCAACGGCGTTCCTCGGTGGCTCATCGCCAAGCAGGCCGACGGCACCCGCGGGCTGATGGATCCGGCGTTCGTGCGTGACCTGCTCGGGCAAGCCGAGCCCGCCCCCGTGGTAAAGCAGGAAGGGGAAACGGTCACCATGTCCGGAAGCCCCGCCGCGATCGCCCGGTTCATCCATCAGGCCGCGCGCCGCGCCGCCGATCCGGTTGAGAAGGCCGACCTGAGCTCCGCCGAGGAGAATGACCTCCCCGACTCCGCGTTCGCGTACATCGAACCGGGCGGCGAGAAGGACGGCGAGGGCAAGACCACGCCCCGAGAGTTGCGGCACTTCAACATCAGCGACGCGGCGCACGTGCGTAACGCCCTGTCCCGCGCACCGCAGTCCCCGTTCGGCGACAAGGCCATGCCCAAGATCCGGGCAGCGGCGAAGAAGTTCGACATCGAGGTCACCAAGGAGAGCGACATGGCCGACGAAGACCTCGACGCGGCGACGGTCCTCGCCGAACCCGACAACACCGACTCCCCGGGCCTCGCCACCACCCCCGGCTCCCCCGCGTGGGAAGCGATCGACGCCGCGACCGCCCGCAAGTGGACATCGATCCTCGCCCGGGCCCGCGCCGCAGTGGAGCTGCTCGCCGACCGGGAAATGATGGAAGCGACCGCCGGGGCGGAGGACGACTCCGACGAGGCGCTCGACCTTCTCGACGCGTGCTGCGCCATCGACTACGCCATCGGTGTTCTCGCCCCGTTCGCGGTGGAGGAGCAGGCCGAAGCGGACTGCGGCGCCGACGACATGGCGATGGTCGGGAAGGCCCTCGCCGGATGGGATCCGGCTCCCCTGGACACCATCGAAGCCCTCGGCCGGGTCCGTAAGGCTGGCCGGGTGCTGTCCTCGGCGAACGAGGCCGCGATCCGCGACGCCGTGGACAAGCTGCAGAAGGTGCTGGCGTCCCTGCCCGCCGCGCCCGCGCCCGTTGAGAAGGCCGGCGCGCCGGTCGTGACCACCACGGAGGAACCCGACATGAGCACCGCCGACCTGCCCACACCGGCCACGTCCGCCGAGACGGTGGCCGTACACGGTGAGCAGCCGAAGATGGGTATCGCCAAGACCGGCGAGCCGGTGGCCAAGGCCGATGGTGAGGGTAAGGCGGCGATGCGCGCCGTGTACGACGCGAAGGGCCGCCTCGTCGGCATTGTCGACCCGGCGGACATCACCCCGATCGAGGACGCCACCCCGGAACCCGACGCCGAGCCGGACACGGCACCCACCCCGGAGCCGGCGGCGGATGACATGCAGCCCGCCCCGGCCGCCGAGGTGGGAACCCCCGCCGACGCCGCACCCGACGATGTCACGAAGACCGAACAGGAAACCGACAACACCAGCACGACGGACACGCTCATCAAGGGCATCGCCGACGTGGTCAAGGCGCAACTCGACGCGCACAGCACCGCCCAGCAGGAGGTCCTCGCGAAGATGGCGGGCGACCTGGAGGCGGTGACGCAGGCGAGCGAGGTGCTCAAGGCCCAGGTTCAGGCGTTGGAGGAGCAGCCCGCCGCACCGAAGGTGTTCACCAACGGGGCCGTTCCGCCCGCGCACCTCATGCGCGGGCAGGACCGTGGCAGCGCCCCGGTCGACCAGGCCCAGGTCAGCGAACTGCGCAAGGGGCTGTACTCGCCCGTCGCCGCGGAACGCGACAAGGCCGCGCTCGACCTGAACGCGCTCGCCATCGCCGAGCTCCAGGAGATCCACCACCGGCGGTAACCCGCCCCCTTCCTGCCTGAACCTTCCAGCCCCCGGCCGTGCCAACGCCGGGGGCTTTCGCATGCCCAGGAGGCATCCGTTGAGCATCGAGAACGTCACCGAGGAAACCCTCGCCGCCATCACCAAGGCGCAGACGACGGGCATCCTCGAGTCCACCGGCATCTACAGCTACGACCTGTCCGGGCTGGTGTCCCTGGTTCCGGTCGTCACCCCGTTCCGGGACATCGTGGCCCGCAAGGCCAGCCCGGACGGGAACCCGTTCGCCGTGTGGCGTGCGATCATGAACCTGACCAACTCGCAGCCCGACCCGTCGATGGGCTTCGACTACGCCGCGAACGAGGTCGTGTTCCTGGAGCAGGACTTCCAGGCCAAGTACATGCCCACCGGCTACGCGGGTCTGGTCACCCAGGACGCGTACGACCTGGCGAAGGGGTACGGCGATCCGTACGCCATCGCCACGTTCCAGGTGTTGAACCAGGTGTTGATCGGCGACGACCGCAAGCTGATGGGCGCGCAGTCGTTCGCGCTGGCCCGCCCGGCGGCGCCGACCCTGACGCAGGCCGACACGGGTGGCACCATCGCAGCCTCCACGCAGGTGTACGTGGGTGTCGCAGCGCGCACCGGGTCCGGCTACTACTACGGGTCCGGCAACTCGCAGGCGAACTCGGCGAACGTCACCACCTCGACCGTGGCCGCATCGACGCACAAGATCACCGCCACGGTCGGCAGTGTCCGCGGCGCCGTCTGCTACGACTGGTTCCAGTCCGCCGACGGCAGCACCTGGTACTACTACACCACCACCACCGTCAACACCGTCGTCATGACCAAGACGATCGCCGCGAACCAGGCGTTCCCCGCGTCCACGGTCTGCCCCGACCTGTCGACCTCCTGGAAGGGCACCGCCAACACCAAGCCCACCATCAACACCGCGGCGGACAACGGGTCGGCGAACGCCAACGACTACGACGGGTTCCTCGCCACCCTGTGCGGGGACTACAGCTCCACCGGGCAGTGGGTGCAGTCGGGTACCGCCACCGCGAACCCGTCGTACAACTCCAGCCTCGACGGGGCGGCGCTGACCCTCACCGGCGGCACCGTCACCGAGATCGAGGCGAACCTGTTCCTGCCGCTGTGGACGCAGGTCAAGTGCTCCCCGACCGCGCTGATGGTCAACGCCGCGCAGGCGCAGGAGATCGCGAACCTGATCCTCGGCGCGAACTCGGCAACCACGTTCCTGAACACCGACACCGCGGGCCGTGTGAGCGTGACCGCCGGCGGCCGGGTCGGAGAGATCGTCAACGCCCCAGCCGGTGGGGTGACCGTACCGATCGAGGTGCACGTGTCGCTGCCCCCGGGCACCATCGTCGCCCGCACCGACCGGGTCCCGTTCCCGCAGGCCAACATCTCCAGCGTGCTGGAGTACCGGACCCTGCGCGACACCGCCCAGTTCGACTACGGCATCAGCCGGGTAGCGAACACGTCCGGCGGTGGCCCGCGTAAGGAATTCGAAATTCGCAGTAACGGCGCCATGATCAACAGGGCACCCGTCGCCATGGCGGTCATGCAGAACGTGGGCTGAGTCCCGCCCTAGTAGGTAGGGCCGGCGTTGGACGCCGGCCCTACCTCGGTCTACCTCAGTGAATCTTCCTTGAACCGCCACCCGAGGAGACTCCCGTGCCCAACCCGAATGACGGTCTGATCGCCCCCTACGCCAACACCCTGGAGCTGACCGGCGGCACCATGACCGGGCCGATCGCGATGGGCTCCAACAAGATCACCGGCCTGGCCGCTGGCAGCGCGCCGACCGACGCCGCGCAGATACAGCAGGCAGCCGACCAGGCCGAGTACTACCTCAACGGCGCGCCCACGTTCATGCGGTACAACATGATGCGCCGCAACGCAGGCGGGAACCTGTCCGCCCTGACAACCCAGGTGATGACCTCGGTCGCGATCCTGCTGTACGCCGGGGATGTCGTCACGAACCTGACGTTCATGTCGGGGGCAACCGGTGCCAGCGTGCCAACCAAAACCCCTTCCAACACCTGAGGAGCGCCGCATGCGTCTCTACCCCCGCGCGGGTCAGACCGCCATCGACGACCCGGAGTACGGGCACTTCGACGCCGGCCCGGACGGCGGGTTCGACCTGCCCGAGGACCTCGCTGAGCGGCTGCGCCGGTTCCACGTCGACAAGGCGCCGGTGTGGGAAACCGACATTGAGCGGCAAGCCCGGCTACTCAACGAGGAGTTGGAACGGCGCAAGGACCCGGCGACGCTCCTCGCCGCGGTGGAGCAGCTCGTCGCGGCCGCCGCCCAAACCGCCCCCACCGAGCCGGCTCCGGCGAAGTCCCGGACGGCGAAGAAGGCCACGACCGCTGGGTGATCCTGGTCCCGCACACCCGACTCCACCCCGCAGCAGGGCGGCTGCTGAACCGGCACGCCCCCGGGCATGTGCGGGTACGGCTGGACCCCGCCGATGCGCAGGCGTACTGGCAGCTACTCGCCCACTGGTGGCGGCAACCCGGCGACCTGATCGTCGTGGAGCAGGACGTGGGCATCCATTCGGGGGTGCTGCCCGGCGTGGCCGGGTGCCGGCAGCCGTGGTGCGGGTACCCGTACCCGATCGGGGAGCAGCTGCTCGTGTGCCTCGGGTGCACGAGGTTCACCGCCGAGCTGAAGGCGGCTGAGCCGGATCTTCTCGACACGGTAGGGGTGGACGGCACCGGCGGGATGCCGGCCCGGCATTGGAAGTACCTGGATGTGAAGATCCTCACCCACCTGCGGGAACGCGGGTACGTCCAGCATCGGCACGAACCGCCCGTGAAGCACTACCACCGGTACCCGGCAGCGAGCGGGGGGTAACGGCTGATGCCCCTCGGTACTCCTTACATCACGCCGGAGATCGCTACCAACGCACCGACGGGCGTGTCGTGGTCGATCATTCCGTTCCCGAAGGCTTCCTCGCAGGCCCAGTACGCCGAGCAGGTCTCAATTTGTTGGCGGGCCACCTCAATGGTCGACACCTACTGCCGGCAGGTGCTGCGCGCCACCGTCGACAATGAGGAGCTGACCGGGCCCGGTAGTCCCCGGGTTGGGGTGGAGAAGGACACCTGCAACGGGATCCTTGTGATGCGGCGGTGGCCCGTCACGCAGGTTCTCGCTGTGGCGACCGCGGTGAACCGGACGTGGCCGCGCACCTGGACGCTGGTCCCAGCAGGCCTGTACGAGCCGGCGCATCCGCTGATCAACCAGTTCACGGACTCGGCGTCGGCGACGATGCCCGACGGGGGGCAGAAGATCCTCGTTGCGCCCGGGTACATCGACTGGTGGTACGGGCGCAACGGGTACCGGGTGCTCACCTCGTATGTGAACGGGTGGCCGCACACCAGCCTCACCCAGGCCGCCACCGCCACCGCGACGACCCTGCATGTTGATGATGTGACCGGGTTCGCGGGGGCGTCCGCGTTCGTGTACGACGGGGCCCTGACGGAACCGGTGTCCTGCGCCGCTGTTGCGGCGACGAGTCCGCTGGTGTTGCCGAACGGGGCCGGTACCGCGCAGTCGGGGCCCGGAACCCTCACCCTGTCCGGGGGGTTGGTGCAGGACCACGCGGCGGGAACAGTCGTGTCGGCGCTGCCCGCGAACGTGATCTGGGCGACGGTGCTCGCCGCAGCGTGCCAGGCCCTGGAGTCGGGCATTGACGCGATCACCATCCAGAACCTGCCGGGGTCGCAAACCGTGGGTGGGCATGGGGTGTCGGATCTGGAGGCGCAGTATGAGCTGCTCCTCGACGACTACCGCCGGATCATATAGATGCCCCTGAATAGCATTCAGCTGCATATCCGTGATCTCCTCGACGGGCTCGAAATCCCCGGGTCCACGCAAACCCTGGAAGCGTTCGTCACCCCACCCATGGTCGACAACCTCGACAACCCGAAAGCATACGTGTGGGGCGCGCGGATGCGCGGCACCCGGCAAACGATGCCCCGCGGCATTCCCCCCGCAGCCGGGTTCAAAAAGTTGACCTGGATGGTCGACGTGTACCTGTCCTACGAGACGAACCCCGACACGGCCACCGACGAAGAATTCCCCCTGATCGTCGACGCGGTGATGGCGGCCACCTGGGCGGCGACGATGCCCACGTTCATCACCGACCCGACCACCGGGGTCAAATCGCAGCTGCTGGCGATCGGTGAGGAGTTCGAGTTCGAGTACCCGCCGGAGAAGGCCCCCGCGACGCTGCGGATGTTGTACTACACCGGCCGTCTCGGGTTGACCGTGTACGAGGCGGTGCAGGGCTGATGTTCTCGTCCACGTTCACCGACGGCGGGGCGACCCGCCGGTTGACGGGGTTCCGGTTCGTGGCGGCTGCGGCGGCGTGGACCGCCGAGGTGGAACCGTTCGTCGCGGCGGCGTTGAAGGGCCACGCCCCGGTGGGGAAAGGGCCCGGAGCGGGCGCGTTCCGGGACTCGATCCGCGGCAGCCGCCACGTCGACGCGACCGGTGCGGTGCTCACCTTCACGTCCAACGTGCCGCACGCCAAGTTCGTGATCGGCGGCACCCGGCCGCACCTGATCCGGCCACGCCACGCCAGAGCCCTGTACTGGGTGGACCCGTCCGGCCGGGACCGGTTCGCGCGCCTCGTTCACCACCCCGGCACCCGACCGAACCGGTTCGTTGAGCACGCCGTCGCACCGTTGGTGCCGTTCCTGCGGGCCCGGCTCGCCGCCACGATCGAGCGGGCATTTCAGGAGGGCTGAGACGTGCCGACGATTCCGCTCCCGGAGGGTGCCCGGCGGGTCGCGTCGGACGGCAGTAACCGGTACACGGGTGGGGAAGGTGACCGGGTCACGGTCAGCCCCGGCAACGCCGACATCATCCGCCGGTACGCGGCTGGTCGTCCCGGTCGGGGACAGCGGTTCGGGCTTGGCACGAAGACGAGCCGCACCTGCCAGCCGTGCCGGCGGGTGTGGAACGCGTGGTCCACCGTGTGCCCGCGCTGCGGTCAGCCAACAGCCGCAGATGGGTAGAGGCCGGAGGCGCGGCTACCACCTGTCAGCGAAAGCCCGTGCGGCCATGTCCGCCGCACGCAAAGGCCGGCGGCACAAGCATCGGGGACGCCGCCAGTCCGCCGCGACCCGGGCGAAGATTTCCGCAGCGTTGAAGGGCCGCCACCACCGGGGTCACCGGCTGACCGCCTCGACGAGGGCGAAGATCTCCGCCGCGCTGCGGGGACGCCACCACAAGGCCCGCAAGACACGTCACCGCCACCGGGCACGCCACACGGTCACCCGGCAGCGCATCCCCCGCTACTTCGCGCCCGGAACTGGAGGGGCCCCGTCATGACCGCACCCGTTGAGGACACACCCGACACGGTGGTCACTGTTCCCGCATCCCCGGATCCGGCGATCGCCCCCGGTACACCGGACCCCGCCGACGAGGCCGAGCCGGCGGCGGGACCGGAGGACCGGTGGGTGCGTTTCACCGGCCCGGTGACCCAGACCGTCGGGCACGTCGGTGAGTGGGTGAGCGGTGAGGTCAAGCACGTCACCGGCTGGCTGGCCGGGCGGCTTCTGCAGCATCCCCACTTCGTCGAGGCTGCCGACCCCACCGACCCCACCCCTGACGCCGAGGCCGAGCCCGAGCCCGAGGCTGCGGCGGAACCTGAGCCCGCGCCGGCCGAGGCGACGAAGCCGGGCAGGCGTGCCCGTCCCGCGCCCGGCAGCGAAGCCGCCCCCACCGACTAGCCCGACCGCAGCCCCCGCCCAACCTGCCGGCACCGCCACCATAGGAGCAGCGCATGCCCACCACCGTTGTCGAGCGCTACGGGTCGCTGTCGGCCACCGGGGTAGCGAAGGAAACCACGTTCGGCACCCCGGTCGCGGCGTCGGTGTTCGTGCCGATGACCGGCAACAACCTGGAGCTCGACCCGGGTTTGTTCTCCCCGAAGGTGATGTTCGGGCAGCGGGACGTCAACACGTTCCCCCTGTACGGGCAGAACAAGAACGCGGGCAGCCTGAACTTTCCCCTGTTCCCCACCCAGGGAATCAACCTCCTCGCCGGTGCGATCGGGGCCGACGCGGCCGCCGGGAACGGGGTGACCGGCACCGGGTCAGCGTCGCCGAACACCCTGAACGGGGCGACGATCGCAGGGGCGACCACGGTGACGCTGACCAGCGCGACCGGCTACACCGCCAACGCGTTCATCCAGGTCGACGTGAACGCGTCGGGGCCGACGACCACCGCCGAAGTGCGGAAGATCGTCAGTGTGTCCACGAACACGTTGACCTTGGACACGGCCCTGACCTATGCGCACGCCAACGGGGCCGCGACGAAGGTGGTCACCGCCCCGTTCACGCACACCATCACCCAGGCCACCACCCTGCCGTCGTTCACGGTGGAGAAGAACCTCGGCAATTTCGAGTCGCTGCAGTTCGCGGGGGCCCGCATCAACAAGTTCGACATGCAGGTGCAAAACGGCAACAGCGAGGTCGCGTGCGCGGTGGACCTGATGGCGAAGTCGTCGGCGGTCCTCGCCACCCCCACCGCGATCACCGTCGTGAACGAGCTGCCGTACGTGTTCGCCGAGTGCACCACCTCGTTCAACAGCCAGACGATCAGTCAGACCACCAACGCTGAGGTGACGATCGAGAACGGGCTGAAGGACACCTTCACGTTCAACGCCAGCCACAACCTGCAGTTCCTCACCCCCGTGACCCTGAAGGTGTCCGGGAAGACGGACCTGGTGTTCACGAGCCTGGACGACGCGACGTGGGGCTACTGGACGCAGATGACCAACGGCACCGAGGGTGCCCTGTCCGTGTCCCTGGCCCACCCATCCAGCGGCGGCACCGTGACCCTGAACCTGGGCCGATCCCGGATCCGTACCAGTGCCGACGCGGTGAAGATGGACGACGTGATCATCACCACGTTGAACTTCGACGCGTTCCTGAACCTGACCACCCTGCAGACCATCACCGCCACCGTCATCAACAGCGCGTGGCTGCCCTACTAGCACCCCTTTGAGCAAGGAGAAACCCCCTTGGGCTTCCTCAGCCTGTACAAGCAAACCGACCGGGTTGAGCTCGGCGGCGGCTACTACATCGACATCAAACGGCACCTGTCCATGGCCGAAACCGCCCGCGCGGAGGAGATGCGGGTCAGTAAGGACATCCGCTCCGAAATGGGCGCCGCGAAGGACGGCAAAGCGGGGGATGTCACCGCCACGGTGATGCGCATCGACCAGCAGGCGTACAACACGGAGATCCTCGTCGCCGCGGTCGTCGACTGGAACCTTGACGACGACCAGGGTGTGCCCCTGCCGCTGCCCCCGTACATTCCGGGTAAGCCCACCGGGGACGACAAGGCGAACCTGGTTCGCCGCGAGTCGATCGGCCTGCTGCCCGCGTTCGCGGTGAAACGGCTGCTCGAGCAGATCGCCGCGAATGAGAAGGCGGGGGCGGACGCCGAGTCGCTGGCCGCCTTTCCAGGAGAGAGTGTCAGCGCACCTGCGTAAACCCCACCTCGTCCCCGCGCCTGAGGCGTACACCGAGTACTGCCTGGAGCGGCGGTTCTGGGAGGAGTTCGGGGCGCCGCAGCCCCCACTGGACGACTGGCCCAGGCGGAAGGTTGCCGAGTACACCCGCATCCAGCGGGCTATTGACGAGGTGACCCGGGAGCGGGAACGCACCCCCGCTATCGGATCCGGCGCCGGCGGCCCGCCGGGTTCGGCGGCTGGGCCGGCGACGGAAGAGGCGTACCAGCGGATGCGCACCCAAGCGGTCACACCAACCCTGCCACCCCCACCACCGACCTGACCCAGCAACCTCGGGGTGGTGGGTGTGGGCGACGACATCACCCTCCTGCTCGTCCTTGAGGCCCGGGACAAGGCCGCCGCGATCATTGAGGGGATCACGGGAAAGGTCAAGGGGTACACCGACGCGACGAAGGTCGCCGCCGACCAGGCCACCCGGTCCGCCGCCGACATCGCGGCAGCGAACGAAAAGGCCACCGCCACCACCGCGTCGTACGAGCGGGCCGTCAAAGCGCAAACCGATGCGCAGGCCTCCCTGCGGGAGGCGATGCTCGCCACGAAGTCCGCCCAGTTGGAGGCGGACGCGGCGGTTCGGGAAGGCGCAGCGAACGCGTCCGCAGCGGCGAAACTCGTCACCGAGGCCGCAACGCAGGAGGAAGCGGCCCTGGTCCGGCTGCAGGAGGCGGAACGCCTCGCCGGTGTCCGGGCGAAGGACATGGCGGCGGCGCAGGCAGCGGCGAGCACCGAGGCTGAGGCGTCGTCGTCGAAGATGACCGGCCTGGGTGTGGCCGCCGGCGCCACAGCGTTGGCTGTGGGGTACATCGGCGTGAAGTCGATCGAAGCGGCGGCCGACTTCCAAACGAGCACGACCCGGCTGATGACCAGCGCCGGGGAGACCTCCAAGACCATCGACACCGTCCGACAGGGCATCCTCAAGATGGCCGGCGATGTCGGGTACTCAACGTCCCAACTGTCCGACGCGATGTACAAGGTGTCCTCTGGCACCTTCACCGGCGCGGCTGGGCTAGAGGTCCTGCGAGCCGCAGCCGAGGGCGCGAAGACCGAGAATGCAGACCTCAAAACCGTCGCGGATGCCGTTACCACGACCCTGATCGACTACCACCTCGGCGCCGACCAAGCGGCGATGGTCGCCACGAAGCTCGTTGCTGCGACCTCGGCGGGTAAGACAACCTTCGAGGAGCTGGCGGCCTCGCTGCATTCGGTGATGCCGCTTGCGTCGATGCTCCACGTACCACTGAGCGACATCCTCGGCGACCTTGCGGCGATCACCCTCCACGGACAAACCGCCGACCAGGCCACCCAGAACTTGGCCGACACCCTCAAGCACATGCAGACCGTCACCCCGACGATGGCCAAGGAGCTGGCAGTACTGGGGATGACGAGCAACCAGCTTGCCGACGACCTGCGCACCAAGGGCCTGTCTGGCACGCTTCAGGAGATCTCCGACCGCTTCGAGATCCAGGACCTGATGGTCAAGTACTGCACCGCCGTCGACGCCCACGACTGGGACGCCTACGAGACCGTCTTCACGCCCGACGCGTTCATCGACTACTCGCAG